GGGGTGACCATAACGGTATCCACGGTAGTCTCATCCCTCTCCCAGTGGAGGCGATTAGCCCAGCGGGATACGTTGACCCGTTCGGAGTCTATCCGCCAACCGCTTACGCTATCTCTGGCGTAGCGGGTACCGTGAGCGCAGAGGAAATTATACCGATGCGTTCTACGTTCTGGCCCGGAGTGCCGTTGCATTTGGTCGGTATTTTGCAAATGGCGCGTAATACTTTGATGCAGGCATGGGCGTCTGACGTGTACGGTACGCGATACTGGCAAGCGGGTGGAGCCCCGATTACTGTTATCACAACGGAGCAGGAGCTATCCGACCCACAAGCGGATAGCATCGGTACGCGTTGGCGGGATAGGCGTACCAAGGGGCCTGACTTTCCGGCAGTGTTGGGCAAGGGCGCAAAGGCTTCTCCATGGGGTGCAGATGTCGCACAGTCTGTAGCGGTGGATGCACGTCGGGAAATCGTTGTAGAAATTGCTAACCTATTTGGGGTACCTGCTAGGTATGTTAACGTAGTACCCACCGGTCAGTCAAATACATATGCAAACCTTAATGATGAGGCGCTATCGCTGGAGCGCTTTACGCTGTCTGGTTTCGTTGACCCGATACAAGATGTTGTAAGTGACTTACTACCAGATGAGCGGTTTATGCTAATCGACATGACCCGCCTTACCCGTGCGAGCCAAGAGGCTAGGTTCCGCGCATGGGCTATTGCTACTGGCAATAAAGCATGGATGACCACTGACGAGGTTAGGGGCGAGGAAGGGTTAGGACCGAACGAGGAACTAGAGCCAGAGCCAGAGCCAGCGCCGGTTGTGGTAGCTGCGCCGGTGGCAGAGCCAGAGGCGGAGGTTGTAGCTAGTGGCGCAGAGTAGAGCTATCCGAATTGGCAATATCGCGGTCCGGGATGTGCCAGACACACCGGGCCGATTTGAGGGTTTGGCTATCCCGTATGGCGTCACCATTGACATTGGCGGGGGGCAACAGGAACGCTTTGTGCGTGGAGCGTTTGCGGAGCAGGTAGCCGCTATCGCAGCGGGCGAGCGCGTCGCGTATCTCTCCCGCCATGGCGCCGACGGTGGCATACCTGTTGGCGCGGTTGATGGGTTAGAGGAACGCAGCGAGGGTCTATATTTTGCCGGGAATTTCATGGATGTACCCGAGGTTGCACACACTCGCTCGCAAGTTAATTCGGGATTAAATGGTGTAAGCGTAGAATTTGTGCCGGGAAAATACCGGCGCAAGGCTAATGTAATCGAGCATTACGCAGGCGTTAGGCTTGCTGGTGTTGCTGGCTCTTATGCTCCCGCCTATCGGGAAGCAAGGGTCGCACTAAGGAGCGTCGCGCGAGCGACAGAGAGGATGGGGCCGATGCCCGCGCTTTCCGCGTCTGCGCTCACAGAGCGACGCGACGCACTTACTAGGCAGGTTGCGACTATTCGCACCCTTGCGGAGACAGAGGATAGAGCGCTAGAGGATGCGGAGACAGCGGAAATCGACGCGCTTACAGCGCGCATTACAAGCGTGTCTGCGTTGATTGCTGACGCAACGGCAGAGGCAGAGCGACGCGACGCGGAGCGCCGAGCGCTCCCGCAGCAGAGCGCAGGTACCGGCGCTGTTATCACACGTAGCGAAACCGTCTACGGTCCCGGTCGCGGGCATTCGTTTTTTGCTGACCTTGTAGGGGTTGGCAATCGGGATGCGCAGGCGACAGAGCGGATGGCGCGGCATCGCATGTTGGTTACCGACATCGCATCGCAGATTGACCGCGCTGTTGATAGTGCCAATATCGCAGGTGCCTACCCCACCAATTACTACCCTGACCTTTACATCCCGGACGTTGCGTACACTGGCCCGCTGTCGGCGTTCTTTGCAACCACTCCGATTACCGCGCCTAACCCCATCGTAGTCCCATCGTTCGCCACCGTGACAGGTGACACGGCGGTACAGTCCGCAGAAAATGCGGCGCTGTCTAGTGTGTCAATGACCACTGCGCCGAAGACGTTGACGCCTAAGACGATTGGCGGAGAGGTAATCGTTTCCCGGCAGGCTGTCGATGGGGCTTCGCCTGGTACCGATGTCATCATCGGTGGGGAGCTTCGGGAACTTTTGATGCGGGATACCGAGCGGGAAATCGCTTTGGTGCTGGAGGCGCTTACGTCATCCGGCGCTATCGCTGATACGGCAGGCACTACCCCTGCTGCATCCGGACGTGACTTGCATAAGGGCATTGCCACTGCGCTTGGTACGTTCTACGCTGGTGCTGCTGCTGGTGGTGCTGGTGCGCGTATGCTTCCCGCTGAGGGTGTGTTTGTCAATAGCACGGATTGGGGCAACCTGACTGCGGGCGAGGATACAAGCGGGCGTCCGTTGCTCGCGTATATCAATCCCGTTAATGCCATCGGGCAATTGACCGCCGCAGGCTTTCAGCGTGGCGTAATTGGCGGGGTACCGGTCGAGCCAGCTTGGGCCATCCTTGACCCCAAGAATGAGATTGTAGCACGGCGCAACGATGCGCGGCAGTGGAAGTCCGCTGTGCTGGATATTCGCCTGATGGAGCGCGAAGGCCCGCAGTCAGTCGTGTTCGCAATCTGGCAGTATTTCGGGTTCGCCGTTCTAGAGCCAAAGGGCGTGCGGCGCTACGTCTACACCAACGTCTAGTTTGTAAGCTACTTACAAGGAGCGAACATGACAGATAAGGAAGCGCCTAGGCGCGAGACTAAGCCAGAGCCAAAGGCAGAGCCTACGGCAGAGCCAGAGCTAGAGGCCCCTACGTCTAACGATGTTGGCGAGCAGACGCTGACCAGTGCCGATGAAGCGGAGAGCGATTAGCTGCTATGGCTTGGGTAACCGCTAGCGAAATTCTGGTACAGGCAGGGGCACCTACGCCCCCGTCTGTGCCGGATACGGAGTGGGCGGAGGTGTGCGCTGAGGCTGTATCTACTGGATTGGATGCGCGGTTGTCTGACGTAGAGGTTGACCCGCTAAACGCGGAACTACATTGGGTGGCGCTAGAGTCTGGCGTAGAGGCGTACAAGCGCCGAGAGGCAGTGTTTGGCGTTACTGGATACAGTGACCTACAGGGCGTAGCTATCCGCGTTGCTAGGGATTACCTAGACAGCTATGCCCCAATCATTACACGGTATACGACTCCGGGGATTGGGTGAGCAGACTACTTGCATCGCGTGCTGTGATACTAGCTGCATTTGATGCAGCTAGTATTGCGCATGCGACTACCGGTAAGTGGTCTGGTCCATGCGTTCTAATTGAGCCGGGTGACCCATGGGCGGGGGTGGAGCTATCGCTAGGCGCGAAGCGCACCGGGAGATGGCGGTTAACGCTAATCGCTGCAAGAGCAGATAGCGCGGGAGCGCTAGAGATACTAGCGGATTTTGTAGATACGGTGGATGTAGCGTTGCTGACTGTAGCGGGGTTGCAGCTACCGACATGGACACGCCCATTTGATACCGATTATGGCGGCGCTAAGTATGCCGCTACCACTGCAACCATTCAGCTAATTACGCCTAGTCCGCAGGAGGTTTGACCCGTGACCACTCCGCTATTTATGCGGGATGTATCCCTTACGCTTAAGCTTACTGCGGGTAGCCGCGTGCAATTTAATTGCGATGTGCATACTGCGGAGGTTGTGACAGAGCCGGGCGATACTGTCGAGTACCAGACGCTATGCCCTACTGGCTCCTTCTCTAGCGTTGGCAAGTCAACGTATAACCTGCATATCGTAGCGGCGCAGGACTGGTCAACCACTGGCCTTGCTCGCTTCCTGTGGGATAACGCGGGAGCGCTCGCAGAGTTTCAGTATCAGCCGCACGGCGCAGCGGTCATTCCGCCTACTGCCGCATTCCCCGGCATGTCTGGCTTTGTGCGATTGGTGGAACCCACCATGGGTGGCGAGGCTGATACGTATGCAGAGCTTGATGTGGAGCTTCCGTGCCAAGCCAAGCCGACACTAGCCGTTGCGGCGTTCCCGGCGCTTGACGAGGATGCGCCCGAGGCGGACGAGAGCGCGGCGTAAGTGGTTGCCAAGGTCACGTTTAAGGGCGGACCTGAGACAGCGCGCGCATTCTCGCAGCTAGCGGATGATGTCAAAAACCTAGAGGCAACGCACGAGAAGGTAGCGCGCGCTAGGTTGGGTGGTGTGTCGAGTAGGTCACCAGTCGATACCGGCGCGCTTGCTGCATCGTGGCAGTCTACCGGTGCGGCTACATATGCTAGCATTATTTCTCCGCTAGCCTATGCCCCAGTGCATGAATACGGTAGTGATACTCGTGGTATTACTGCCTCTGCGATGGTTAGCCAGACGCTAGAGGCAGAGCAAAACGAATTGCTAGAGGAATATCACGAAGGCATTATGGAGCGCGCTAAGTCAAAGGGGTTCCGCATTGACTGAGCCGCGTAAGGTTACTGTAACGATTGCTGGGATTAAGTCACTTACAATCCTAGAGGTTGCCCGCGCAACGGTTATTGCGAACGTTAAGCGTACTGACGCGGAGCGGTTGCTGCGGACAATCATTGACCCCGACGCAGACCCCGCAGAGCTAGAGCGCGGAACGCTTTTGCTGTATGCTTGGGCGTTTCAGCTTGTCAAGCGTGACGAACCGGAGGCTACTTGGCAGGACGCGCAGACATGGCGATTAGAGTTTGACCTAGACGCGCCAGACGACATAGCGGAGGCAGAGGCGGAGGCACGTATTCATGCCTCGCTTGTAAGTGGCTTACCTCCAGACGTTGCGCAAAATCTCACGCTTGCTGATATGGGTATCTATGCGGAGCTTGCGGAGAAACGATGACCGTTGGCCTAGTCGTTGACATCAAAGGCGATACCAGCAATCTTGACTCCGCGCTAGGCAAGTCAAAGGGTCAGGTTGGCGGGCTAGGCGGCGCTATGTCTGCGCTAGCTGGCCCGGTTGGTATCGCTGCTGCTGGCGTTGGTGTGGCAGTGGTTGCCATTGGCGCAATGACTAAGGCCGCTAGTGAGGATAGGGACGAACAGGCCAAGCTAGAAAAGGCCATAGAGGCGGCAGGGGCAGCAACCGCTACCAGCACTGCGGAGGTAGAGGAAGCGATTGCAGCGGGCCAAGAGAAGGCGTTTACCGATAGCGAAACGCGCGCGGGTCTAGAGCATTTGATTACCGCTACTGGCGATATGAAGCAAGCAAATAAGCTGCTTGCGTTGTCGCAGGATGTAGCGCGCAAGGCGGGTGTTGACCTAGAGACAGCGAGCAAGGCAGTAGCCAAGGCGCATGCTGGTAATACCGGGGCGCTGGCTAAGCTGTTGCCGGGGATGAAGAAGCAAGCGAACGCTACCGACACGATGGCGGAAGCTGCGCGGATTGCATCGGGTCAAGCTGACCTATACGCAAAGTCTAGCGCAGGTATGGCGGCAAGGGGTGCGGACTCGTTTGCGGAAATTGGCGAGTCTATCGGGGAGGTATTCCTCCCGGTTCTAGATGCCGTGCTTCCTGTACTGCTTCCCATCATTAAGCAATTTGGTGTGCTAATCAAGGCGATTTTGCCGGTACTTATTCCGTTGGTAAAGCTTATGTCAACGGGATTAAGCGTTGCTGTTACCGTACTATCGAAAATCGTTGGGTGGATTATCAAGCTGATTAGCTGGCTATCTAAGGCCATCAGTCAGATTGGGCGCTTCCTAGATAGCATCAATCCGTTTAAAGGTATCTCTTTGCCGTCCCTGCCGTTCCTCTCGTCTGCCTCTGCTAGTAGCGCTGTGGGCACGCGTGCTACTAGCAGAGCGGGCGGGAGTAGTGCGGGTGTTACTATCAATGTGCAGGGGGCGATTGACCCGGAGGCTACCGCGCGGCAGATTAGGCGTATCCTCGCGGGGCACGCTATCCGCACTGGCTCCGGTTCTCCCGCTGTATGATTCCCGAAACCATCATCCGTGTTGGGCCGCTATCGGTAGAGTGCGAAGCACTATCGGTACAGATACACCATGGCCGGGATGATGCGACGACACAACCCGTAGCCTCTACCGCCGTGATAGAGCTAGTAGGCGCGTTGCCCGCTAGCGCTGTTATCGGTACTCGTGTCTCTGTATGGGTTGTGTTGGGTGGTGTGGAGCATCCGCGATTTGAGGGGGAGATTACGGACTTACGCATGGGTTGGGAATCGGTAGACATAGCCCAACCGCAGATTATCGCAACGGGCGATATCGGGCGCATGTCTAGGCGGTTGGTAGGGGATGAGCCATGGCCCGCAGAGCTTGACGGGGCACGCGCAGCGCGAGTGCTTGACTTGGCTGGATTCCCCGCAGACCCGTTGTATACGGATGCTGGTACGGTAGAGGTTTTGGCGCAGGACGTTGACAGCCAGTACGCGCTAGACGTGTTGCATGGCACTGCTAATGATGGCGGGGGGTTGCTCTGGCAGACAGTCGCGGGCGATGTGCTATACGCAGATGCGGAGCATAGGCGCTCCGCAAGGGTTGTGCATACCTTTGACGCGTGCGACGTTGGCGTAGATTTGGGTTGGCAGCAATCCCTAGAGGGGCTTGTAAATAACTTATATTTACGCTATGGGGCAGGCGTACCGCAGGAAGAAGTGCACGTACAGGATGCCGTGTCAATCTCTGAGCGTGGGCGATTTGGCTTAAGCCTTACCACTGCGATTAGCACTGAGGCGGACGCACAGCGTAGGGCAGAGGAAATTGTAGGTAGGCAGTCGCAACCGTCATGGGTGCTTGGTGGGCTAGAGGTAGAGCTAGCGTTTTTGCCGGAGCCCACACGGGTCACGCTGCTTACTGCGGTGGATGTCCACAGCCTGATTGCCGTTACGGGCCTACCGCCAGAAAGCCCCGCAGTAGATGCGTTGCTATGGGTCGAGGGTTGGCGGGAAACCATCGGGGGCGATTCGTGGTTGATTGCTTACGCAACATCTGACTATTGCCGTAGTGCCGCTACAGCCGTTTGGGATGGCGTACCCCAATCCGCGACATGGGATAGCGTCCCTAGTGATGTGCTTTGGGATAGTGCCATTTGCTTCCCGCCGTCATTGGATGAGGGGCGATGGGACCAGACGGCAGCTACGGACCGCTGGGATACTTTGAGTCCTGATATCGTGTGGGATTCGTGGGTATAATCATGCAGCGAAAATGGATAAATATTCAGGGGCGAAAACGCTTGACAAATGCGCGCGAGTATGCATCGAACCTACCAAATCTTCCAAAAGGGGTCGCCACGCCTTGCAAATTCCGAAGCAATGCTAGGACATTACTTTGGGTGCATCGCCCGTCTGCGTCGATTCTAGGGGCACTGTGGGCGATTCGTGCACGAAATTTAGGGATGCAGGTTTATGCATAGCTGTAAGCCACTTACAAGGAGTGAGGCACCATGGCAACCCTGACAACCCCGCACTACGCATTCCCGTACCCCGACGGGGCCGAGCGGGTCATGGACGGGGATAACGCAATCGCAGCGCTCGCCCAGAGTGTTGACGCCAAGCTGCACGAGCTTACGGCCGTCGTCGGTTACGTCAATGTTGACATGCAGTCGCAATGGGCCATTGCCATCGGATTCGGCGCGACGTTCGTAACCCCTCCGGCCGTGTTCGCCATCGGGGTCGGGTTCGCTGCTGACAAAATCAACGTGATGACGCGCCAAGGGCAGACGACGACGACTGGGGCGACCCTCGAGGGCACCGCGGCGGGCGCTGTCGGGATTCGCTCGATTCAATGGCTCGCCATCGGGCATCGGGCACAGGCGGGGACGCGCCGGGAACGCGACGAGGCCGAAACACGCCCGGTGGATGAGGGAGAAGCGGAGGCTAAGGGCTAATGAGCTACCGACCGACCCCCATCACACAGCGTGACGGCTCGCCATTAGCGAATAGCAATTGCAGGTGCGCATCCATTAGCGCTGGTTTGGATTGGGATACGCAGGGGGGTAAGAAATCAACCGGCGCTAAAATGCGTAGCTATATGAGTGACCAGAGCGGGGGCACTGACTCTAGCGACGCGTCGCAGGCGTGGACGAAAGGCTATAGCGAATCGCTATCGGTACGCGATGGGTACACGTTTGACAATGCGCTACAGGACTTGGATAATGGTTCGCTTGTGCATCTAGACGTCTGGCACGCGAGTACGTCAGGTAGCGGTATTTGTAGGTCTGGTAGTGGCGCATATGGTCATACCATCGCAGTCCTACCGGAGCGCTCCGGTGACGGTTGGCTAGTCAATGACCCGTGGTGCAGTCCGCCAAAATGGGCTAGCGTGTCAGAGGCATCGCTACGCAATGGTGCGGAGGAATGGGGCAGGCGCGTTTACGGTGCTGCTGCAATGGAGGCTGATTGGCCTACAGCTGGTACAAGCCTACGCGCGGCAATCGTCCGCCGTATCGTTAAGCGCTTTATGGACCTATCGTATCCGGGTCATATACGGGCCATCCCGGAGGGAGATGACACCGGGGGCGCACAGTCAATCCTATTCACTCGCACGCAGGCGCACGCAGGAGAAGACATGGGCACAGCATACGCGCTAAAGGGTACCCCGATTGGGCTTGCTACCACCACCGTAGCAATTGGCCTAATTCCTACGCAGGGGGGCGAATTCTACCAAGTGCCTATCGGCACCAAGCGTAACGTTTTCGCAGTGGTCACCATTAGCGATGGGCCATACGATGGCGACACAGCCTACCTTGTGCAGATTCCTTCGGGGCAGGATGAGACAGGACTGCTGTTATCGCAGGCCGCTGATTATGTCCCTACCCCTCCGGGCGGGGATGGTGATACTGATGCGCGCGACGCGGAATGGCGGGAGTGGTTGCTAGCTGGTTCCCCCGGATTTGACGAGTAGCCAATAGCTGTGGTATACTAAACATGCGGTTAAGCCGCACATATACTCCCCCTATCCTGTCGATTGCACAGTCTCCGGGGTAGGGGGAGCAAACATAAGTCACTTACAATATGCAGGCTGTGCGGGGTTGAGACTGTGACAGATACTAGGTATCGGAGACTATGCATACATTGCGGCATCATGTCGGGGATAGACGATTTCCCGCGCCACGAAGATACGCAATTTCATTGGTGCCCTAGCTGTGCCGCGCTAGGCACCTACGCTATGGACTTTTTGGTTCGCGACGAAATGAAGGTACAATGTGCAACCTGTAACGCGTTCCCAATCGGAACCTTCCACGACGGTAGCAGGCGCTATGGATGCGGCCCCCACCCCCCGATACGCTGACCCAAGCAAAGATGACCGCAAGGCGTTACAGCGCTATGCTGTAGGCTCTGACCCAATGAAGCTGCATATGGGGTGGTGTAGTTGGTGTCGCTCTATCGTGGTTGACTCTGACTCAGCAGACCACGACCAGCCCGATTGGGATGGCGAATGAGGGCGTTCTATCAGGCGCAACGGGATACATACGACGAGGTTATAGCGCGTAAGAGGAATGGGTATCATAAGCTTAGGCGGGTAGGCGACCCATCGCTAGCCTCATTGCGCGCGTATCGTGCGCACCACCCATCGTTGCGCGTATTCGTGGTAGAGCGCAATGGGCGCTCTGTTTGGCTGACGTGGAAGCAGCTAACGATTTTGACGTATATAGACCGTAGCCGTAACCGTAATCGCCGTATGCGTCTAGCTGATATTGCCAAGGCTTGTGGATGCTCCGCCGCCACTGTATCTAGAACGCTTGTGCGGTTTGACTTGTGGCGGTTCATTGACTATGTTGCGTTGGTAGGTCGCCGTGGCGGCGCTTGGGTTATGACTCGGATACAGCGTCATCTAGAGGCAGACGCCAACCTAGCCCGCGCGCGCGCTACGCTAGAGTCTCGCAAGGTCGCGCGGTCATGGCTTGCGCGCATGCTACGCATACGCGAGTGGCGATTAAGACGGGAGGCGAAACGCCGACCACCCAAACCGCATCGCTGGGTGGTGACGACAGGTAGTATGGATGCAATGTTTAACATACCGATTGTGGTTAAGGGAGGCGGAATGCACAGCTAACATCAGTAGCCATCAATCGCCAAGGGGTCAATCTGTGGATTTTGCATTGGTAGCGCTAGTGCTAGTGTTTCTCGCAGGGTTTAACGCGGGGTTTCTAGCAGGAGCGGCGTATGCGACTCGCGACCGTACGTAAGTGGCGCTGTATCGTCTTCGGGCATGCTGTCCAGTGGGGGCTATGCCTGCGATGTGGGTACCGCGCGTTGGGTTAAGCAACCTTAACCAGTGTAAGTCACTTACCCCCTTGACAACCTAGAGCAGATGCCCTAATGTAGTGAATGTCAGAGATGACGCAACGGAACACCGGGAAGGCCCATAAAGCCAGTAAGTACCGGAACCGCAGTCATCTAGGCAAACATAAAGACTGTGCGAAACGCGCCGACTGTGCAGTCTAAATAAGGCGCAAGAAGGAGTCAGAAATGACGCTAGAAACTCTCCCCGCCGCTGATGCTCCCGAGGCTATCGAAGGCGAGGTAATCGACCCCGCTGCCGTGCTTAAGACGCACGAGCAGAACATCCGCAAGAACTTTAAGAAGTTTGAGGCGGTCCAGCAGAGCGTGGCGCGTTCGCTTAACGTGATTTACTATAACGAATTGTGGAAGCTGCATAAGACAGCTGAGGGCAAGCGCCGGTACACGAACTTTAACGACTACCTTGCTACGGAATTCGGTTGGGATAAGACTGCCGCCCGTGCGCGTCAGATTATGAAGGCTGATATTCCCGAGGCTATCGAGGCGGGCGACATCCCCGCAGAGATTGGCGATAAGCGACGCGAGCGCTCCGCGCCCGAGGTCAGCGCCACTAAGGCCGCTAAGGTTACGCACAAGCAGCTAGAGACTGTTCTGACGGCCTGGGACGTGCGCATGGGTACTGTCGAGGATACCGCCGCTACGGACCGCTTTGCAGACATCTATGCCGATGCCAAGGCTGCCATTAACGAAATCTTGGATACGCTGCTCACGTTCATCGAAGACGAAGACGCAGAGAGCGAAACCGCCGAAACGGTCGAGGCTTAACCAAGCGGGGGAGGGGACGCGTACCCCCTCCCCCGTTCCTACACACACGGGAGACTGTGTACGATGATTACAGTAGCGTTTGGCAATCTGTATAACGCTTGTCTCGCAAATGGGATGCGTGCACATCTGCACACATACGATGCGGGGCAAGCAATCGCAATCTATCGCATGGAGACAGGGGTACCGGTGTTCTCATGGTCCAGCGATTGGGGCGAGGGCGATGTATCATCCGTAGCCGCAGAGCACTTGCTAGAGCAGGGGCTAATCAAGCCAGCGGACCTAGAGGGGTAACGGATGCCAGCGCTGACGCCAGCCAACGACCTAGTACGCTCGCGCAACGTTAGCGCTAGCGAGTGCTACGCGCTACTGGGCCACCACCCCTACAGTAGCCCACAGCGTATCTATGATAGGCTAACAGCCCCGATGAACACCAAGCCCGACAATCAATCGGAGGCCATGGCGCTAGGGTCATTCATGGAGCCCTACGTTGCCCGCTACGCCGCGCAAAAGCTAGGGTTGCGCATCCGTGCAGCTAGTAGGACAATCGAGCATCCTAGGGTATCCCTGTGCGCGACACCGGATTACTACATTCTAGGCACCCGTATGCTGCTAGAGATTAAGGTAAGCAGCATCCTGTATGGATGGTCCGCAGACGATTTGCACCCACACTACGAGTACCAAGCCCGCGCGCAGATGGCTTGTACTAATCGCGATGTATGCATCATTGCGGTACTCGTGGGCTCTAGCTTCTTCCATATTGAGGTAGTGCGCGATAGCGCGAAGGAGGATAGACTATTAGAGGCAGTCGATAGCTTTATGGTTAATCACGTACTCTCTGGCGTTAGGCCAGAGGTAGAGCATCAGTCCGGCGTTATCGCCACAGTGACGAAAGGTAAGTAGCTTACATGTCTGAACCGCTTATGGTTGCGACTGTGCAGGATGTCGTGCCCGTTATCCCCGCAGGTATCTACCCTGCTACGTTCGCCAAGATTAGCGCAGAGCAGAATGACCAAGGTACGTACTGGCTTTGGACATTCGTAGCGCACAAGGGCGATAGCGATATTGAGGTTACGGCGACAACCTCCCCGCGAATCACGCCACGCACCAAGGCCGCTAAATGGCTTAGCGGGCTAGGCGTTGACGTGAGCGTCGGTACGGAGGTTGATTTTGGATCGTTGCTTGATACGCTCTGTCAGATTGTCGTAATCATCAACGACGCAGGATACAGCCGCATTGATAGCGTGCTACCGTATCCCGCAGAGCCCAAGGCAAAGAGCAAGTAGCGAAATGCTATACGCCTTTCTGGTAGAGGGGCGACCAGTGCCGCAAGGCTCCATGGTCGCATCCTACAATCGGAAGCAAGGCGTAGCGCATGTCCACCACCAGCAAGGCGAAGCACTAGCGCTCTGGCGCAATAGCATTCGCATTGCTGCGCGGAGCGCAGGGGTTAACCCCTCTGCGCTCCCCATCCGCCTAACCGTAGTATTCGGTATGGTGCGCCCAAAGGCGCACATGCGGTTGCAGGGTGGGCGCTATGTCCCTAAAGTGTCGTACTACTACGCGCGTCCATCGGTTGCCCCTGATATCGACAAATTGCTAAGGGCGGTATCCGACGCGCTCACAGGCGTAGGCTACGTGGACGATGCGCAAATCGTAGAGGTCCATTGTAGCAAAATCTATGCAGACAATACATACATAGAGATTACGGATGAAGGCATTACCGCAGAACAGCAAACGCTATCCGCGGAAATGGGAGAACATTAGGCTACGGGTATTGGCTAGGGATAATCGCATATGCGGTATCTGCCACAAGCCCGGCGCTAATAGTGTTGACCACATAATCCCAATCGCCAAGGGCGGTACGCATGATATGGCAAATCTGCGCGCTGCCCATTTGGCATGCAATGTAGGGAAGGGCGCTAGGACTACCAAGCCCGCTATCCCCAGAAAGAGTAGGTTTGATTGAGCGGGGTTGTATTCGGAGAAACCATACGCTGCCCATACTGTAGGGGTAGGGGTAGTAAGAGTAAGGGTAGCACATGCAGCGCATGCGGGGGTAGCGGAATAGCAACATCAACACACATGCAGTGTATGTGTAGGTGCGGGTGCCCCTACCCTACTAGGTAC